GTAATTGTGATTGTGATATAAAAACACACGAAGAAGAAAAAGGACTATTTATAGAAGGGATCTTTTACGGTAAAAAAGAAATTGAACATTTCAGCGACTGCCCTAATTGCGGACTAAAACTAGACACTAACGAATTAATCTAAACTAAAAACTAAATATTATGAAAACAAAAATTAAAGAAATCCAAGACTATTTTGCACAAAAGATTTACGATTGTGATTTTGAAATTGTAAACCATGACACAATAACAACCACTATAATAATAGATGATCTATTCACTTTTGAGTTATGGAAAAACAGAGTTGGGGTTTATGAAGGATCGTCAAATACCTTTATGATTATAGATATGGAAGAAGATAAAAGCGAAAAATATATTAGATTTATAAATACCTACGGGGTACCAACCAAAGAAGAAGTAAAAGCCGAAAAACTAGAGCAGTACAATAAACTTAAAAAAGAACTAAACTTATAATTATGAAAAACCTAGCAAAAGCAATTATTAACGTAATGAAAGACGTTAAAAACATAAGCAAAAACACGACTGTTGGAGGTGGTAGTTTCGCTTACAAAGGTGTATCTGATAAAGACGTAAAAGAAACATACAAAAATTCAATGTCTAAAAACGGACTTTGTATTTTACCAATAGATATTGACGCGAAAACAACTATTGAAAGATGGGAAGAAACAAACAACTACGGAACAAAACAAAAACAGTTAGTTTTTTCAGAGGTTAAGACAAGGTATTTATTACTTCATGACAGTGGAGAAAGCCAAGAAATAAGCGGGTACGGTCACGGAACGGATGCAATGGATAAGGCAGCAGGGAAAGCAACAACATACGCGCTTAAATATGCTTTACTTTATACGTTCATGACTCCAACGGGAGATATTGAAGATACAGACACGGAGCATAGTAATAATGTAGCTGTACCTCAACAAGCAAAACCTAAACAACTTCAAAAGAAAAAACTAGACGACAATCAGTTTAAACAATCAATTAAAGCACTTAAAGAAGGAACCGTAACAGTTTCACAGTTCACTAACTATGAATTAACAACACTGCAAAGCAAGATATTCACAGAAACATTAGTTTTAATAGGAAAATAATTATGAAACCAAACGATATACTAACTATAAATTGTACGCTTAAAATACTAGCGTGCGATTTACATGTATTAGAACATAAACTACGAGCAAATTACGAGGTGATTGATTATAAAATATTACCCGATACAGACGCTTTATACGAGAAAGACCCTAACTTTAGAAAACTAGTTAAGAGCGCAAAAGATATTAAGAAGCTAAAAGAGGTTTACATAAACGATCATAACTAATGAAGCTACATGAAATTTTAGAGAAAGTAGATTTAATTATAGAGACTTACGAAAGTGGCACCTACTTATCTTTAGAGAACCTACAAAAATCCCATCGTATATTGGTGGGATTAAATTACAGACTCACAATTTTTAACATAGATTACTTTCAGAACCACAATACAATTATGTATGAGTTTAAAGGAAGTGCCGCGAAAGGAAAAGTATTTGCAGACGAAGCAGTACCCGAAATTAGAATGTTACGTAAAATTATGGAAGCAATAGACAACGTTGTTTGGTCTATGCGATCCGAAATATCAATAATCAAAAAAGAACATTAATAAATCTATCAAGTATGAAAAGACGATTAAAACCACAAGAAGCAAGCGCGCTAGGATTTACGGTAAAACCAAGCCCCTCAGAAGGAAACCCAAGATACCAACTAAACGACGAACAAGAAGAAAACCTCATTAAATTGCGTAATGTTGGAGTTATTGAAAGTTGCGATAGTTTATCAATAGATCCTACAACCGCAAAACATTTATGGAAAAAAGACAAAGGATCAAGTATTTTCGTTAAAAATCCGATGTATATAAACCTGGAGGAACAAGAAAAAATAGACCAAGTAAAAGTACTACACGATAAATTTATTACTGACATTAAAAACTATTCTTTTAAATATCCTAAGTTTAAACGATCAGAAATAAAAGACCCACACTGTTTAGTCTTCGATGCCGCAGATATCCATATAGGTAAGATTTGCAGTTCTTTTGAAACGGGCGAAACATACAACAGCCAAATAGCAGTACAACGCGTTAGAGAAGGTTTAGCGGGTATTATAAATAAGTCGAAAGGATTTAATATTGATAAGGTTATTTTTATCACAGGTAATGATATTTTACATGTTGATAACGCAGCTAGTTCTACAACAAGCGGAACACATCAAGATACCGATCAAATGTGGTACGATAATTTTATGATGGGTAAGAAATTACTAGTTGAAATCATAGAAACATTGCTCACTATTGCAGATGTAGAGGTGGTTTACAATCCATCTAATCACGATTTTACACACGGGTTTATGTTATTGGATAGTATTTCTTCATGGTTCCATAATTGCAAACAAATAACGTTTGATAACGACATGCGACACAGAAAATACACTATTTACGGTAAAAATCTAATTGGTAGTACTCACATGGACGGTGCAAAAGTTGAGAAAATGCACGGTTTAATGGCAGAAGAAGCGAGCGAACATTGGCACACCTGCAATCATAGGTACTTTTACGGGCATCACTTACATCATAAAGTTGCAAAAGACGTGTTTAGTGTATGTGTTGAGACTTTAAGAAGTCCAAGCGGAACGGATGGTTGGCATCATAGGAACGGTTTTCAGTTTGCGCCAAAAGCAGTCGAAGGATTTATACATCACAAAACATTAGGTCAAGTAGCAAAATTAGTTCACATATTTTAATGGCTAAACAGGACAAATATCAATTACCTTTAAGTACGTTAATAACAGTAACGGCACGTAAAGGTAATTTTTGCTATATTGAAAACATGACGTTTGAACAGGCTTTAAATAGAGCTGAGGCTAATCGTAATAACGGATGGAGCTACAAAAACTACAAGCTAGGATATTGCGAGATGAAAGAAAAACATAAATAATATTACTTTTATGTTGTGAGAACTAATAAAAGGTTGTATATTGCAGCATCTAACGATATATAATATAGGTCGTATGGCAGGGGGGAGATGTTGCGTTTTAGTGGAGATGCATTGAAGCTAAGAAGCGCGGTTAAAAAGCGACATGTTTACCGCTCCCTCCTGCGATATTACCTATATTTAAATAACTTAACAATCTAAAATAAATATTATGAACGAAGAACAAGAATTTCCTTTATTCCCAGAACTAACAGAAGAAGGGAAAAAGCAAGCACAAGACTTAATGATTAAGTTCGATAAGCAACTTTTAGATAGAGCAAAGGAATTGATAGGAACAATCACAAATGAATTCTACTACGAAATAGCTAACGAGGTTGAGAGCGATCATTGGTTTAATTACAGGCAAAAAATAATAGATGGAATATCTAATTATAATAACAAAGGTCATTCAAAGCATGATTTTGATACTATTAGAAAAGCTATTTACAGAAACCATAAAGAAGAGATTGTAAAAGACTTGAATCAAGACTTATTAAAAGAGATAGAAGATTTAAAAAAGAGACTAGAAAACGCTTATTCAAGTAGATTTTAACAACTAACAACCCGCAAATAATCCACCCGCTACAACTAAATATTGTGATTTTCCAAGTAGCGAGGTGGTAAGGGTTAATCTAAAAACTATAACCATGCCAGATATTTCAATGTGCAAAAACATCACATGTTCAAAAAGACAAACATGTCACCGATTTACAGCAACTCCTAATCCATACAGACAAACATACGCGGAGTTTGTAGAAGATCTAACTGATGGCGGTTGTGAATACTATATTAAAAACTAGATAAAATGAAATTCAAAGTAGTTACAAAAGGAAACGAAAATGAAGTCTGGGCAACTGGGTTTCATGGATTGTTAGGATTTAATAAAGCAACTAGCAGGATTAAGGAAGGTTATTTTTATGATCACATGTATATTGAAGAAAGGTATAAACAATTAATAGTAATAGAGGATAAGACATAATACAAAACACCATGATAAGAACAACAGCAGGAGGAGGAAGTAAAATGAAAATAAATAAACCTGTAGCAAATACTCAGATTTCCGAGGTTTTATACATGTTATTAACATTGGATATACTAACATATAAAATAGCCGTTAACAGAGCTGATATATGTAATCTAAACTCTATAATATCAAAGCTAAGATACAGGTATAGTTTAGTTATAGAATACGATAACATAGAATCAGTCAACGAATTTAAAAGAGTAGCCTTAAACGGTGGTTGGTATTTAAGCGACAAAGAAAAAGCACTGCAGCTATACAACAGAATAAACACAGAGAGCAAAAAAGGTTACTCAGAATCAATCAGTCACTTAGATTACGAACTCGTAGTTAACTATTTCAAAAAACATGAAGATAACAGTCCTGGAGATATACATAAATCAACAGGGATCAGTAAAGCAAAAATAAAATATATTCTTAATGAGTATATCGGAGGGTTAAAAATAGGTTTAAAGGATGATAATTAATAAATATTTTGTATCTTAGCACTTTAAGAGTGTCCTATTATCCATTAGCGTTATTGGTGCACTATAAAATAACAACGGTTTCAGGAGTCGGACACTGATAATCAAAAACATTTACCACTTAAGGTGCGGCAGTTCGACAATAGCCAATCCTTAAGTGGTTTTTTTATACACTAAAATTAGATATTATGATTTATAAAAGCGCAAAAGTAGGAGAAATAAACGACGTAACTGTTATTGAATTTGGAACAGGTGACGTAGCTATAGGAGCATGTAAAGACAAAAACGGAATGTGTGCATTAACGTTTATGCAGACAGAAAAAGGAAAAGTAGGTTCAACTCATAGAGATAAAGGAAAGAATATAAACGAAGTAGGATTAGATGTTTTATTTACTTTTATGAATATAGAGAGTTTAGAAGTTGTAGAGGATATGCTGTCTAAAGTAAAAGTATTATTAAAAAACGAATTAAACACAACAGATAAATAAACACTTAATAAAATATATTATGGGAATAATCAAGATACAAAGATTAAAATGTATAGATAACCAAAATTACAAATTCTTAACAGTAGGTAAAGTTTATGTAATGCTAGAAGAATTAGATATTTATTATACTGTTATATGTGATTTCGGAACAGAGGCTACAATGAGTAAGGTTAGATTTGAGAAAGTAGATTAAACACTTAATAATAAACAACAATAACTTTTATCAGTTTAGTAAAACTGTTATTTAATTATGGCAAAAATAGAATTAAGACATTTAGACTGCACGGGGAGTACTAATTTCGGAACAGTTGAGGTAGTGGAATTGTACAGTAAAGAAGCGGTCAAGATAAATATCTACGATGAAGTTAAGCGTCGTATAACTCCTTTGATTTTAGATAAATCTACAGCGATAAAGTTTGCAAAAACTATACGAACTGCAATAAACGAAATCAAATAATCATGGCAAAAGAACTGCCATACTTCCAATTTGAACCAGCCGAGTATTTAACTAAGGACATATCTTTTTGTTCTTTATCTGCTCAGGGCTTATTTATTAACCTATGTGCTTATTATTGGCAAAGAGGTTGTAAAATCACAAAAACACAATTTCTTAAACGCTTAAACAACGAAAAAGAATTCACGGAACTATTAGAAGAAGGTATTTTCGACCTTGATAACGATGGTAATATTTCAGTTGGCTTTTTAGATATTCAATTTATGAGTATCGAGGAACAACAAAAAGAAAACAGTACTAGAGGTAAGATAGGAAACTTAAAACGATGGAACATAGATGCTTACAATAAGTTTATGTCTAAAGAATTGACATTAGAAGAAGCATTAAAACTTCCTAAAGTATCGGGTGGCGATCGGGGGGCGACTACAGAAGTATCGGGTGACGATGCTTTGGCGATCGCAAAGAAAATCGCAGATAAGAAGAGAGAAGATAAGATAAAAGAAGATAAGAAGAGAGAAGATAATAGAATAGAAAGACTAAAGAAGGCTAAAGCGGAATTTAAAAATTCCTTACTACCTCACTTATCTAAATACGGAAAGAAAACATTAAATGACTTTTATCAATATTGGACAGAGCACGGAGAGAACGATAAGAAAATGCGATTCGAGAAACAAACTAGCTACTCAATACCACACAGATTAAGTAATTGGGTTAAAAATGATTTCGGTAAAAGCTATAAAGACGAAGCGGTAACAGCAGTAAATAAACGCGTAAGCACTATAAAAATAGGATAATATTATGAAATACATGGAAATAATTGAAATAGTATGGTTAACGGTAGCAATAGTTGGTTTAATTATTTGCTCTTACGGAATAACAAGAAGTTGGAATGAAATTAACAAAATTAAAAAAGACATTATACGAAACGAAGAAGTATATGAGTACAGAATGGGTCTTATTGATAGGATAGGCATAGTCGAACGCAAGAAAATAGCTTCGTATAATGAAATGATGAAAAGCGACAAGCCTTTAACTGATGAATATTGGATAAACTAAACTAAATGGACAAAGGAAAAATACAACCACAATCAATAGAGATAGAACAAGCTATCCTAGGCGCAATCCTAGTAGATAAAGAAGCGATTAATGAAGTAGGTGACATACTTGTATCGGAAATGTTTTATTATCCCGCAAATCGGCTTATTTACGATGTGATAATAGAACTACATTCTACTAGTTCAAATATAGACTTATTAACTATTGCTGATAAATTAAACGCCAGCGGAAATTTAAAGCTAGTAGGCGGTGATATGTATCTCATGGACTTAATAACAAATGTAGCCACGACATCACATATAGAGTCACATGTAGAAATATTAACACATAAGTACGTACAAAGGCAATTAATACAGAAATCTACAGAAACAATTAACAACGCTTACAATGACGAGGTAAACGCAAACGAGTTATTAAGTAGAGCTTATAATGGTTTAAATAGTATTTCCGAAAAGTCCGTTAGAACACAGGACGCTTCATTAGCTGACTTAATCGACAATCAAATTGAGCACGGGCAAATGATCCACGCAGGAGAAGTAAAAGCAGGCATACCTACACCAATCCATAAGTTGACAGAAAAAACAGGAGGTTGGAGAAACTCGGAATTGATTATATTAGCTGCACGTCCTGGAATGGGAAAGACTGCGTTTGCTGTTAGCTGTGTATTAGAAGCTGCAAAACTCGGAATCCCTGCAGCGTTTTTCTCGTTGGAAATGTCAAAGGAGCAATTAACTGATCGTATTTTATCAATGGAAGCTAGGGTTGAAAGTGATAGGTTTAATATTAGAGGCTTAAACGATCATGATGTTGCACAAATAAGTACCGTAAAGAACGAATTAAAATCATTACCGTTGTATATTGATGATGGTGCAAGTTTAACTATCACACAGTTTCAAGTCAAGGCTAAGAGACTTAAAAACAAGTACGATATTGGATTTATAGTTGTTGATTATTTGCAATTAATGAGTGGTGAGGGTAAAGGAACGAATCGAGAGCAAGAAATAAGCAAGATTTCACGAGGCTTAAAGATGGTAGCAAAGGAATTAAATATACCTATCATGGCATTATCTCAATTATCGAGAGCAGTTGAAACAAGGGGAGGAAGTAAACGCCCGTTATTATCTGATCTTAGAGAATCTGGAGCAATAGAACAGGATGCAGACGTAGTAATGTTTCAATATAGACCAGAGTATTACGGTCAAACAGAATGGGAAGAAGAATACAACCGAGAACCAACAGAGGGCGAGTGCGAATATATCGTAGCTAAGAATCGAAAAGGTGGTTTAGTAAGAAATAGAATGAGGTTTGAAGGTAGATTTACATTGTTCTCGGACTTGGAACCAGAAGAGTGGCAGACTTGCGAAAACACAGAATTAACAAACCCATCACTAGACCAAGCATTTTAGAAAATAGAAAACAAATCATTTAAAAAATAATATTATGGATAAAGAACTAAACTATAAAATGAATAAAGACAGGATAAACGAACAATTCTATATAGACAGAAAAGGAATTATTAAAAAATATACAGGAGACATGTATAAGGAGGTGATTAGTTTTCATTATGAAATATCATTATCATTATTTCCAAATATTAAATATCCTGATTCTCCTGACGATCACGCACTCATGAAAGGACTTGTGTTAGTTGGGAGTAGCGTATATTCTGGAGCTATAATTAAAAAAAGACCTACTATTTCTCAGGTAAAAAAACTTAAAGAACTTAATTTATATGATTGTCTTTGTTTTGAACATAATAATTATTGGATAAATTTTGATAAATATCAATTACTAATGAAAAAATAACAACATGAAACACAAATTAATAATAACAGACAAGAACAACAAAACAGTATTCGAAACAAAGCAAAAAGAGATTAAGAACGAAGCCGAGTTAAAAAGAATATTGAAGAAATATACGGAATAACAACATTTTAGTAGGTTGGTAAGTTAAATTAAACTATCTTAGCAATGAATTTAAAACTAATATTATGAGCAGAGAAGAATTAAAAGAGTTAGGATTTGAAGAAATACCGCATTTTACGGTTATGAATAACTTAATCTATCAAATAAGAAGACATAGGCACTTTTCAATAGGATGTCTAGGCGAGCCTAACGAGGTTATGTTTATATGTCAGAAAGACAGAGATACAAACGATAGAATAATCGATTTAGTTTGTGTTCATAATTACGATTTTGACGGATTATTGACTCTTGAAAAAGTAAAAGCACTTATCAAACTTATAAAATAATTAATTTAAACTATAAACAAATGAAAGTAGAAACAATCGAACAAATGGAAAGTATTTTTGAAAACACAGATAGTAAATGGAAAGGCGACAACGCGTACCAAGGGCTTCAAATATTATCTAAATATACAAATAACTTAATCCAAGGCGCAGGGCATGACGTAATATGGGCTATGGATATTGACGAAGCTATAAAGGCAGGAATAACAAAAGAGGACGTTACTAAGTTGGCGTTATTAAATTGGATGATAGAAGATAGTAGTTATTTTGCATGCTTCGTTTAAACCAATTAAACAATAAAGAATAAACCTAATTAAAAACAAAACAAGATGATTAAAACAGAATTAAACCAAGAGAAAGAAGTAAAAGAGTTGGGATTTCCTAAGTTGATGGTAAGTAAAGATGGTTCATGTATTATTTTAATGATTAGACATCAAGCAGGAACTGTAATAGTAGGAAATAATATTCATGATACGGGTTATTTTTGCAGCGTATGGGCGTCAGGTGATTTCAAAGACTACAAAGGAACAATAACACTAAGCAACGAACTAGAATAAAAATAAAAACAAAACAAGATGAGCGGAGGAAGCCATAATTATTTATACTGCAAAGACAGTGACGAAATACTAAACCATATAAGTGACATAGAAGGGATGCGCGATAGATTAACCGAAGAAGGATATTTAGACGCAGCCAAGGAAACGGAGGAAGTTATACTTGTTATCAATTCGTTTAACGTAAGAATGCAAGCAAGATTAAACAGATTAAGTCAAGTATGGCGAGCTGTTGAATGGTGCGATAGTGGAGATAGTGATCCAAATCACATTAAAGAAGAAGTAGAAAAATATAGAGAATTATAAACCAAGGAAAAGCACCCATCCTTTATTAAACGGGAGCGATAAAACAATAAACAAGATGAACAACGAATTACAAGGATGCCAACCAATGGAAAGAAAAACATTAATTAATGCATTTGAAAGATTATCAGGTAAATGTAATCAATTAAGAGAAGTCGCAAATTTAACAGACAGGCTCACGGCTAAATTACACAGAACAGAAGACGAGCCAAGACCTACAGACGAAAAGGTTAAGCAGGAAAATAAACGAATGGATATTGTAGATTTATTTAATTCTATTGCAGATGATATGGAAATACAAATAAACAGAATAGGATCAAACACAGAGGAAGCAATAAACATCATTGAGTAAAATAAACCAAATAAACAGCAGTAGATCAAAATAAAACATTATCTTTACACAGCAAAGGTTAGTAAGTTTTACATTTCATAATGTTTAGTTTTAGATTATATCCCTGCTTGATTCATACAAGTGGGGATTTTTTTATATATATCTGTATGCTTTTACATAAAATAACATAGTTATATGTATAAAACTTAGTGTTTCATGGTTAATTGTCGTATATTGTAGTCTAATAGTTTAGATTCTAACGAATTAACAAACTATAAGTATGTATCAGATACAAAATTTAAACTAATCAAAATGGACGTAATACTAATAACAGATGCAGAAGGAGAAAGAGCATACGATAAGTACGGAGAAGAAATAAAACTAAATAAAATGGAAAACAAAGAACTAATAAAGAAAGCTAAAGAGATTATATTAAAAGGAGCTAAGCAGGTGAATATTGAGTTGCCTGAGTTTGAGATTGATATTGAATATGATATAAAATTCCTTAGACCAGCAGTAAATAATAAAAATCCTTATGCGTGCCTTAATTCTGCATTTGATTTCGAAGAAGGGAAACATGATGATGATGCTTTTTGGCGGTGGATTGCTTTATGCGATAAACTACCTAAAACCATAAACAACTAACAATCAACAACTAAGTCAACATGCGCCACGGGCAATATAATGCTAATTAACATGTATATTAACTAATAAATAGCAACATACTGCCCACAGCGTAGAGACAATAAAAACAAAACGATATGAACCATTACGAAATAGAATACGAATACGGAGACGGATTTACAGACGGAATAATTTACGAAGGCGAAACAGTTATTGACGCTATAAACAGTTATATTGAAGATAATGGACAAATTCATGATATAGTTTGTGTAACCCTAGTTTAAGAACAGCAGCAATACATAAGGCAAATGAAATATTTAATAATTTAAAGTAAACGAGATATGAAAGAATATACAGGAATAGAATTAATATCAGTAGAGGAGATGCTAGAAATATTAGAACGAATAGATAATTAAACAACACTTAAATAATAAAAGACTATCTTTACATAGAAAAACAAAACACATGCTAGAAGATATTTGCAAAAAAGATAAGTATTGGAGAACAACAGCGACGTTTATATGTAAAAACAAAACTATTGCAGACGATCTAGTCCAGGATATGTATTTAAAAGTTAGCACGATTACAAAGCCTATAAACGATTATTATATTATATTGATAATACGTAACCTTTGGATTGACATGTGTCGTAAAAAAGGTACTACAGTTGATATAGATAGCCTTTACTACATAGAAGACAAAGAGCATACATTTGAACCAGATGATTACGAAGCGAAACTATTAGATAAAGCGAGTAGTCTAAAGTATGTTCAACAAGAATATCTAAAAGAAAGCTTTGACAGAACGCTTAGACAGATTGGAGAGGAGTATAAAACTAATTATGGTTTTGTATATCGAGAGTTGGACAAGGCAAGAAAGGAGGTGTTAGGATCTGATTACGCTGAGAAGTATAATAATAAAAGATTGAAGTATAGAAAACCTAAAAAATAAATCATGGGAGCAGTTTATAGATGTGTAGAGCCAAGAAAACAAAAAGGTAGATATATTTATAATAGAGATAGGTTACATAAAGTTGGATGGAAACCAAAGCATAAACTAAGATACAGAATATTACAACGAGAATTTATAAACATTATGAAACATCAAGAAGCAATAGATATACTAGATAGTATGGTTGACGCAATAACCAACTACGAGTTAGATGAGATTTGGTGTAGCCGTGATATTTATGATGCCTTAGGGTTAAAAGAATACAAAGGATTTAAAATACACACTAGTCCTTTACTGCCTAAAAAAGGATATGCAGCACAGGGTAAATTATACTTTTAAATAACAATAGAACAATTTTAAACGTTTTAAATCTGAGTTGAATATTCAACTTTATATCAACCATGGGAAGTGTAAAAGATAACGGAGGGAAGAGAGAAGGTGCAGGACGTAAGCCAAAAGCAGACGAGGACAAGCTTATACAAAAGTTATCCCAATTAGATGACAAGGCTTTTAAATGCCTAGAGGATGGAATAAAAAGCGGCAACTATCAGTATTGGAATAAGTTTATGGAGTTTAGATACGGGAAGCCGAAGGAAAGAGTAGACGTAACTACGGGGGGTGAAACTTTAAACATACCAATTATAAATTTTGTAAAGTCTGGATCTTAATTCTAAATATAACAACCTTTTTACTGCTGATTGTAGATACTTTATAATCACAGGCGGTCGTGGTTCTGGTAAGTCATTCGCAGTAACAGTATTTCTAACCTTGCTTACAATGGCGAAAGGGTTTAGAATACTGTTTACTCGTTTTACAATGAAGTCTGCACACTTATCAATTATTCCTGAGTTCCTGGAGAAGATTAGCTTACTTGGATTAGACAGTATATTTAACATAAACAAAACGGAAGTAGTTAACACCTCAACTTTATCAGATATTATATTCAGTGGTATTAAAACGAGTGCCGGAAATCAAACAGCAAACCTTAAATCATTGCAAGGTGTTAGTACATGGGTTTATGATGAGTGCGAAGAAGAACAAAGCGAAGATAGATTTGATACAATTGATTTATCTATTAGGCAAAAAGGAATTAAGAACAGAATCATTTTAATACTTAATCCTACAACAAAAGAGCATTGGATATACAAACGATTCTTTGAGCAACGAGGCGTAGAGGGTGGATTTAACGGTATTAAAGACGATGTGTGTTACATACATTCAACCTACTTAGATAACAAAGAAAACCTTAGTAAGAGTTATTTAAAACAGATTGACAACATAAGAATAAACAACCCTAAAAAGTACAAGCATAAAATAATGGGGGGATGGCTTGATAAACAGGAAGGTGTTGTATTTGAAAATTGGGAGTACGGAGAATTTAATCCAGATAGTTTACAAACGTCTTGCGGTATGGACTTTGGATTTAGTGTTGATCCTGACACATTGACTGAGGTTGCAATTGATAAGGCTAAGAAGATAATATACTTAAAGCAACATATTTATCGCAACAGATTAAAGGTTGATGATTTGGCAAAGTTGATACTTGAAAAGGTAGGTAATAAGCTTATAATATCAGAGGTTGATCCTAGGCTGGTCGATGATTTATACAGTCGTGGGTGTAATATCCAGCAACATAAGAAAGGTAAAATAGAAGTAGGTATTACCTTAATGCTAGAGTACAGGCTAATCGTAGAACCAAACAGTATTGATATAGGTAAGGAGTTAAACAACCATGTGTATTCCGATAAGAGTAGCAAACTATATGTTGATGATTGGAATCACGCAATAGACGGATCACGATATAACATCGAACATCATTTACTAGGTAGCTACGGAATAGAAATAAGATAAATAACAATCAACAAAATAAAACGTTTTAATTACATGAAGATAATTTTACCAGAGGACATCGGAGAAATTACATTAGAGCAGTTCCAAAGATACTTTAAACTAACGCAAAGAACTGACTTAAACGAGTTAGATTTTAACAAGCGTAAGATTGAAATATTCACAGGTATAGCATTTCAGAAGGTTGCCAACATGCAGCAGACAGACTACGAAGATATTATAAAACAAATAGACCTGGCGATTAATAAAGAGGTTCCATTCGTAAATAGGTTCACTCTAAAAGATATAGAGTTTGGTTTCATTCCTAACTTTGATAACATATCAGTGGCGGAATTAGGAGATTTAAAAGAGTACGGAGACAAAGAAGAGGAATTAAATAAAACAATGTCTGTATTATTTAGACCGATTAACGGAGAGGATGCATTCGGTAATTATACAATTGAAGATTATAACGGAACAGCATCACGAAAAGAACTATTTAAACAGATGCCTTTGAATATTGTAAACGGTGCCTTGGGTTTTTTTTTGAATTTGTCCAACGACTTAGAGATAGCTATCCTGAGATATACGGAGGAGGCACGAGTGAAGGCAGCAGCGCATTAGATTACTTTGAAAAATGGGGATGGTACGCAACTATATTAAGTTTAACAAACACAACCGAGGAAGGAATAGGAGACATTACAAAAATAAAAGAAGTAGAGAACATGAATGTACATTTTGTACACAACTTTTTAGCAGCAAGAATCGACACAGCGAAGTTAAAGAATAATATAAGGAAAGGAAATAACACAATAGATTTATAGTTATGAAATATACGACATTATTAAAAAATAAACCACTTCTATTCATAGATAAATTACTAAGGTTATTCGGTTATTACATTACCGTAACAGGTGTTGACTTAAAAACTAAAGATTTTGACAGTATGGAAATTAGACGAAATTAAATAGACATGAACCTATATACACAATTACTGAACTACTTTAAAGCTCTAGGAGAGGCGGATACTTTTGTAAATACAATTACACAAGGAGACTTTACGAAGATAGATTTAGACAAAGGACAATTGCACCCGCTATTACATATTCAGGTTAATAACGGGATATTCCCTAGTGATTCAGTAATACAATTCAATGTACAAATAGGATGCTTTGATAATAGAGATATTAACAAAGAGATTGTTGAGGATAGATTTTGGAAGCAGGATAACGAAGTCGACAACCTTAACGAAACTTTAGCCACTTTAAATAGGTTATGGTTAAACATGTACAGGAACTTTAACAACAATAACATAACGGCAACACAAGCGAGTTTTGAACCGTTCACAATGGAGTACGCAAAGTTATTAGACGGTTGGATAATGACATTTGACATTGAGATACCTAATAATATAGTAAGTCTTTGTGACGGTACTGTTATACCGATAGTAACATTTAGTAATACACAACTAACATTTAGTAACAATAACGGAAATGGCTAAACAAATAATAGATAGAGGAACAGTAGACGATCCTAAAACGGGGGATAGTTTATACGAAGGAGCTGGTAAGATAAACGATAACTTTACTGAGTTGTACGATAGACCTGTTGGAGGTGGGGGTGGTTCACTAGAATATAGTAGGACTGATATACTTGATCTTAATGCGTCGTTTTTAACTTGGTTTCAAGGAGTTACAAGAAATGCAACGGATCGAAAAATTGACAATCCGGCGTCTAACGTAACAATGACAGGCGCAACAGCATCAAGCATAAGTAACGTTACTCCATTAGCTCACATAGTAGGTAATCAGACATTAAACAGATTAGACGTTTTCTTTGGTCGTGGTAGTTCGGGTGTTGTTACTGAAATAGGCATGATAAGAGTCAGGTTTACAAACGGAGTTCATACCGCGTTTGATGTATATGAAGTACTTTTGGAACAAAGTATCACGCAAGTTATTTCAGATTATCACTCGTTCACTTCGTTTGGAAACGTGAATTTGTTAGATAAGGATTTGATATATGTATTTTTTAAAGGGGTAAACGGTAATGAAATATCACCCGTAATGTATAAAATTAACACAACACCCGTATAACATGAAACATTTTTACAGTATAAACAAAGGCGGTCACATTCTATATATACACGAAGAAGAAGATAGAGAACTCAAAGAAGGTGAGATAAAACGCGATTCAATGTTTATTAAACCATGCATAATTGACGGCATTATTTCGGAAGGATCAAACGATCAATTGGAATTGGAACAACTCGAAAACGCAAGAACTCAAAAAATACAAGAAGTAAAAACATTAGCGGGTTCTATTTTAAGTAAAACAGATTACTTAGCTATAAGACAATATGAGGGTTCTAAAGATATGCCTAATTATGTAAAATTAAAAAGGAATGAGATAAGATATAATTCTAATATTATTGAAAAAGAAATATCAATATTAAAAACATTAGAACAAATCAATAGTTATAAGATAGATTTATAATGAACGTAGAAAAGGAGTTAAATAAGTTCGGTAAATTCTTAGTTCAGCAATCTAAGAGTAACTTAACCAAGAAGGATAAGAACGCTTCTAAGGAACTTTATAATTCTATTGGATATGATTTAGCTGTACATAAAAATTCCTTTACATTCTCTTTTAGCATGGAGAACTACGGTAAGTTTGTGGACGCAGGTGTAAAAGGTGTTGGAGGAACGAAAGCAAACGGTGAGCAATGGAAAAAGAAAAGAGTAACAAATAGTAAATTCAAGTACAGAAATAAACGACCTCCTGCATCAGCTTTTAACGGATGGGTAGTTCGTAGAGGAATAGCACCAAGAAGCGCAAGCGGACAATTTGTCAGTCGTAAAAGCTTACAGTTTGCTATTGCTAATTCAGTTTATCACACAGGATTAGAAACGACTAACTTTTTCAGTAGACCGTTTGAGTTAGGATTTGAGAAATTAACCGATGATGTTGTAGAAGCATTTGGATTAGATTTAGATAATTTATTAGAACACGCATTAAATAATTAACCATGATAAAAACACTTTCTCCTTATTACTTAAATGTACCGTTATCCGATGGAGGTGTTCCGTTTGACTATTACATATTTACGTTATACGTTTGGACAGGATTACAAAGTTCTGAGCCTGCAACTGCAAGTTATCAATTAACCAGGCAGAACCCAACGCAAAGCATAACCACAGATAAAGTAAATATATCTAATCTCATAAATGACTTTATAGAATTCGAATCACAGACAGCAACGACCACAAGTTTAATAGATGGAGTAAATCAAGTGTGGGTATCTGCGTATTACGAAGGATTTATAGACGACGTTTCAAGCGGTGTAGTTCAATTAGTTTTAGATAATGCTATAAGTGGATATAATTACGGAATGGATGGAGAGAACGCAACAGTACCGACTAATAAAATACTATTATCAGGCTCAGAGTTTAAGGTAAATGCAGATAGTTCATTTATTATACCTTTAATTGGTAACGATACAAGCGTAACTGTAATATCTTATCCAGATAATGAGATAAACGAAGACATAAACGTGCCTATTTCGCTTGATTCTAGCGAGGTTGTTAGTTATTTATGGGTGCAATGCTCAGAAACGTCACAAGATAACCTTATAGAAGTGATTTATAACGGTGTCACGATCAGTTTATTCCTTAAGAACGAGTACAGATACACGCCAATCGACATACATTTTAAGAATAAAGAGGGAACACAGCAAGTATTAACGTTCTTTAAGGAGCGAAAAGACAATATAAAAGTCACAGGAGAAACATATAACGGCTCAGGAGGGCAACCGATAAACGGATTTCACCAAAAAGTAGACTATAATAAGAACGGTACAGCTAGTTTTGTTGCGAGTAGTGGATTTGTAGACGAAGAAAACAACGATACGTTTAAGCAATTGCTATTATCCGATAAGGTTTGGCAGTATGATGGCTCAATAATGACTCCTTTAAACATAGGAAGCAAAGGAATAGAATATAAATCACAAGTAAACGACAAATTAATTAATTATACTATTGAATTTGAGTATTCATTTAATGAGATCAACGATATATGATAACAGGTTTATACATAGGGAACGATCCGACAGATTTATTAGATTTATATGGAGATGAAAACATAGAGATGAATTCCTCTGTTACTGATATTGAAGACATCGAAAAGAACACCACGGAGTTTATAAAAACATTTACAGTACCCGCGTCTAATAAAAACAATAGAAAGTTCAAGCATTACTATAACGCTGATATTGATAATTCATTTGATGCGCGTATAAAAGTCGAGGGCGGTATTTCTTTAAATGGTTTTGGTTTTAAGTTGGGTAAATACAGGCTGTCAAAAGTAAGCATGAAGAATAATAAACCATCAAGTTACACTATACAATTTTGGGGGAACTTGATAAGCTTAAAGGACAGTGTAGGTAAAGATTTATTATCTGATTTGGACTTATCAGAGTTCGACCATGATTATACGAGCAACAATGTTAAGGCAGGTTTAACAGGCTCCTTAATAAACGCAAATATAATTTATAACCTATTCGTAAAGAAGCAATACTACTACAGTACTGATCCAGGTGATAAAACTATTACGGACCAATTGGTAAATATTGCTTATGGTGATGGTTTAGGCGATAACGGGATAACATGGAGTGATTTAAGACCCTCAATAAGGATTATAGAAATAATAAAAGCTATAGAGGCTAAATATGGTTTTACATTTAGCCGTGACTATTTTGGTAGGGCTGAGTTTTTAAATTTATTTATGTGGTTAAATCCAAGCGCAAGCGGTGAACCTGGAGGAGGTGAGCAAATGGTTGATTTTGATTCTGGAGATACGACCAATTTTAACCTAACAACTAATATAGGTACTTTTGACGTATCTACTAGTATAACTTATAATATAGGGTATACGGTAACAGTAAGCGCAGGATTTGAAGACGTAGAATATACTGTTAAGTTCTATAAAAATGGTGAGTTATCAACGCAGACAACAGTAACGGGAACGCAAACATTTTTCATTGAGGCTTTAAATATTTCTGGAACAGGAGAGGATTTTTTTACATGGGATATTTATTTTGAAGTTTCATCTAATAAGAAATTTGATTATGAGTTTGAAGTATCACAATCTAAGTTTGTAGGTACGTTTTTTACAGGATCAGTAACAACTTTTGCGAGTGAAAACAATATAGTAAGAAGGTTTATTGTGTCCGATGAATTCCCTAAAATGAAAGTAATAGACTTTTTAAAGGGTATTTTCAAGAAGGATAAGTTAGTTATTATACCTACAGACTTTGATAATTTATACGTTAATACATTAGTTGATTATTATGCGGAAGGTGATCTGATTGATATTACAAGATATGTTGATAATACAAGTCATGATGTTAACAGGGGTAAATTATTAAACGAAATTAACTTTACATTTACAGAACCTACGACAATTTTAAATACACAATTTGAAATAAATACAGGTAAAGGATACGGAGATGAAGAGAACGAAATAAAAGACGAAGATGGAAATCCTTTAGATGGTGATAAATTAGATTATAAACTTCCATTTGAGCAGATAGTATATGAAAGGCTAATAGATGTTTTTATTAATGAAATTGCAAACGTTCAATACGGAGCAATTATAAAAGATGATTTAACTAAAGCTAACCCGAAGCCACATATATTTTATAGCATAAACACATCTTTAGGGAGTACACAGTTGTCTTTTATAGATGATTTAGGGAATAGGACACTATTAAACAACTCTATTAACATTCCTAGCCATACAATGACGTTAGAAAATGTTAATTTTAGTACTGTATTTAGTGAGGAATTTAGCGAATGGACAAATGTTAAAATAACAAATACACTATATAAAAATTATCACAAGGATTTTATAGATAGTTTATTTAACATCAAAAGAAGAGATTATAAATTTAACGCAAAGTTACCATTTAGGATTCTGTCTAAACTAGAGTTAAACGATATATTTAAAATAAGAGATAACTATTATAGGATAAGTAACTATAACTTAAATCTATTAACTGCGGAAGCTGAATTAAATTTAATAAGTTCTTTTGATGCTGTTATAGGAGGGTTTTCTGCTTCGATAACTGATATATTTGTTGACTACAAAGCGCAAATACAAAGTATCTATGTAACTAATTTAGGTAATTCAACGTTTGATAAAGTAGATAATGGTTTTGATGTTGATTGGGTTTCAGTATCTAGTGTTCTGAATAATGTTTATTTTTCTATTGCATTAAACGAAACAGGATTAACAAGGGATATGTTTGTAGACATTACAAACGAGGGAGCAACAAAAACAATTAGAGTTTATGTAAATCAAACAGGAGGTAACGTAACGGTAGACAACACGACCATAACAGTAGATAACAACATAATAACAGTAGACAATGGCTAAGCAAACAATAAACGTAGGAACATCACCAAACGACGGGTTAGGAGACACGTTAAGGGATGCAATGATAAAGGTTAATAGTAATACAGATGAATTATATACAGCGCAAATAACAACCGAGCACCCTGTTTTGATTCCTTTTGATTTCCCTTTAAATAATAAAACAGACCTAAATAGTATTCATGGTTCTTTGTTAATAAACAACTCAGAGGACGGAATTATATTAAATAGCGGTCAGGACATTATCGGAGACGGTGGTATATCTAAAGTAATGGCAGTAGTTTTAGCAGGTACAGATCTCGTTGGAGGTGTTACAATAACAGGTGTTTCAGTAGATAGAAATACAGGAGTAGAGACACCTGCCGACACAGAAGTTTTAAATATAAACGGACTGACTACAGATACAAGCTCTACAGATTCTAACGGTAATATTATACATGGATATTCAAATGCGTATTTAAGTTCTAAATGGTGGAAAGGTACTCTAACATTTAGCACTACTGATCTGGACTTAACAGAAATTAGATTCGCTCAATTATCATTTGAGCAATTTAACGATACTCCAGATATAACATTAAATTCATTCGACACTAATTATATTATATCTAACACTACTGCTGTAATGGACACTTATTTATACACAGTTAAGGTTGCGGGAAGTATAGTAGAAATAGAACAAGTAGCGTCGTTAAATCATGAGTCTGGAGAGTTTGTAGGATCAAGTTTCAGGAAAAGAATAGGTAATATAAATGAAGAACTAGACGGAACAACTGACGGTATATTTATAGATTTATTTTTAGACCCAACAAACCAACAATATTTTTCATCATTCACGATGAAGGTATGGGCGACTCAAACACAAACAGTAACAATAGTTATACCGTAATGATAGAAGTAATCAACATATTAAGAAGTAGAGATTTTTACGGATGCAGTGATACAATTGATATTGCTAAAGGTAAAAACGAAATGGTATCGACTTGGAAGGGTTTTAAAATTAAAATGAAACGAGTATGGCAATCGAAAAAGAAATAATAATAAAAGGTGATAGTACTGACGCTGTAAAAAGTATTCAGGACGTTGACGATGCTATAAAAAAGACTGATAAAAGCGTTGATAAATTAGGAGACTCAACAAAATCCTCGCTAGATAAAACTAAAAAGGGAGCTAGTGGAGCTGCTAAAGGATTTAAAGCAATAGGCACCGCTTTTAAAGCTATAGGTATAGGTATTGTTGTTGCGTTATTTGCTAAGCTTGCTGAGATACTAGGCAAGAATCAAAAAGTAATGGACGTTTTTAGTAATGTTATGACTAGTTTGGAGATTGCTTTTAATGACTTGTTTTCTTTTGTGTCTAATAATTTTATGCCGGCATTTGAAGGTATGAAAAAATTCTTTTCTGAGTTGACATTTAAGAGTGTTGGAGATGGAATTAAAAAGAATATAATTGAGAGATTCGAGTCAGCATTAGAAGTACTTGGATTCCTTAGAAAAGCATTTAATAAATTCAAAGAAGGTAAATTTAGTGAAGCTTTTGACGAAATTAAGAATGCAGGAAAGGAAATGGTCGATGTACTTACAGGTGTTGACAATGTAGTGGACAAAGTTACAGATGTAGTAATAAAAGGCGCGGACGCAATTACAGGATATGCTAAGAATACTTTTGAAGCAGCGGCAGCGATAACAGCAGCATCAAAAGCCGCTTTAATAGGTGCAGCAATACAAGCTCAATTAGTAGAAAAATTTGATATTGCAGCGGAAAAACAGAGACAAATAAGAGATGCAGAAAATAAATCTATTAAAGAAAGAAAGATAGCAAATGATGAGTTAGGGAAAGTTCTAGAGAAACAAGAAAAAGCAATGCTGAGACAAGCTGACCTTCAAATAGCAGCAGCAAGGAACGCTTTTAACCTAAATAAATCTGACGAAAACAGGATAGCCTTAATTGATTCGCAAACTAATAAAATAGGAATATTAGCACAGATAGAAGGGTTTAGGAGTGAACAGATAGTTAACAGGATAGCTTTACAGAAAGAAGAGATAGAGTTAAATAATTCTATCAGCGATTCAGAAAAAGAAAGACAAATAGCGCAATTAGCATTTGAAGAAGAGCAAGAGGAAAACGCAGTATTAAAACTAGAAAAACAAAGAGAAAGGTTAGACGAGGAAAACGAAATAATCGCAGAAGATTTAGAACGCAAAAGAGAATTATTCCAAGAAGGTACACAGGCGAGGGTAGACGCAGAACAAGAGTTTCTTACCAGGAAACAGGAGATTGATAACCAAATAGTAGCAAACGAAAAACAGGCAGCTATCGAAAAAAAGATAGTTGCACAATTAGAGGCAGATGCAAAAATAGAAATAGCAAACCAAGTATTTAATTTAGTTGGATTGTTAGCCAAGAAAGGAAGTAAGTTAGCAAAAGGAGCAGCAGCAGCACAAACCCTTATGAATACTTATCAAGGTGTTACATCAGCACTAGCGGCAGTTAGTACAATTCCTGAACCATTCGGAACAGCTTTGAAATTTGCTAACGCTGCGGTGATTGGAGTTAGTGGATTACTAAACGTTAAAAAGATTCTAAGTACTGACGAAACAGGACAAAGTTTAAGTAGTGGGAGACCTGATACACCAAGCGGAGGAGGTCAAAATGCACCGTCTTTTAATTTAGTACAAGGAACTCAAGGAAATCAAATAGCAAGTAATATAGCAGGACAAAATGAAACACCTGTGAAAGTTTTTGTTACCAGTTCGGATGTTACATCAGCTCAGGAACTAGATAGAAACGCAGTAAGCAACGCGTCACTATAACAAAAATCGATACAAATCGTTATTAATATAAGTTATATATATGAAGACATACAAAGTACTTTTCGATAAATTAAAAAACAAAGGCGTTTATGGCATTTCTTTAGTTCATGATCCTGCGATGCAAGGCGAATTTATTGCGTTATCTAAAGAAGATAACAAAATTAAATTAGCTGAACTAGATAAAGAACAGCGTATTTTAATCGGTTTAGTTTTAGAACCTGACAAGCCTATTTACAGAAACCAAGGAGGCGAAGAGTTCAATATTATTTTTGATGCTGACACTATAAAAGACCTATCTCATAATTTCTTTATGAGTAATTCACATAAAAACTCAACCATAGAACACGAGGAAAAAGAGTTGAGCGGTGTTACGTTTGTTGAGAGTTGGATTATTGAAGACGAGAAAAACGACAAGTCAAACGCATTGGGTTTAAGCTATCCAAAAGGATCATGGATGGCCACAATGAAAGTAGACAATGAAGACGTTTGGAATAACTACGTTAAGACTGGAGAGGTGCAAGGGTTCAGTATTGATGCGATGGTAAATTTAGAAGAAATTAACTTAAAAAGTGAAATAAAGATGAGTAAAGATTTAGACAAAACATTTTTTGACTCTATGGTTGATCGTATAGTTTTAGCTTTAACACCTAAAAAAGAAGACGATACAAAAGTAGAATTAGGAAGTGTAAACAGTGCCGACGGTTCCGTTGTTATTCAATACGACGGTGAACAATTAGTTGCAGGAATTCCTGTATTTGTATTAGATGAAGCAGGTGAAAAAGTACCAATTCCAGATGGTGAGATTGAACTAGAAGGAGGTTTAATTTTAGTTGTTGCAGATGGTATAGCAATGGAAATTAAAGAAGCGGTAGTAGAAGAAGAGTTAAACGAAGAAGCAAAACAACCTAGTGATGCGGACACGTTAAGCGCAATTGAAAATGCTATTAAATCTATTATGATTAAATATAGCGAGATTACAGATTTAAAGATTAAAGATTTAAAGAAGGAAAATTTAGCTTTAAAAGAAGATATTTTAGAGTTACAAAAACAACCCGCGGCTAAGAAAATATCAGCATCGGCAGTACAGGTTGATTTAAGTAAAATGACCGAGTGGGAAAAAAGAAAACACTTTAGAAACAATGGCTAAGAAATACATTTTAAAAGACGGTGTGGTTTTGCATCCCTTTGGTGTAAATTCTAAAATCGATAATTCTAATATAACGGACACAATCGCAGAGATGCTTTTAAAAAAAGGTAGAGCAAAACAAAGCGATTTTATAGACAGTAAAATAGACATGGTTGTTAAGACCATTAAAAGAAAGTATAAAAAATTTAAAAATAAAAGATAATTATCATGGGTATAGTAAGTAATTCATTAGACATTTTAGGTGTAGCAGCAGAGCCTATTATAGAAGAAATTTTATTTCAAAATAACACAGTCGCTAAAGGCTTGGTTACTTTTGAAGATGATGTAAAAGCAGAAACAATTTTCACCGAGGCAGACGCAACAGCAACAATGCAAGCGTGGATATCAGGAGCTCCAACTTCGCAAGGTACTTTAGATTCTTGGGACACTAAAGTTACTCCGGAAAAAGTAATGTTTTATCAAGAGTTTGATCCTGAAACATTGCGTTTTAGTAGATATAAAAGAAGCATGAAACCTGGAGCTTGGGAAAACTTCTCAACTGAATTTGAACAAGTTGTTATCGGTGGTATCTATGCGAATAGAATTTCATTAAGTGCTGAAAATAACTTTTGGAACGGTGCAACATCTGCAACACAAGCAGCAATCGCAGCTTTAACTCCAGGTACTTTACAAACAGAAGTAAGTACAGAAGAGCAAGCAATGGCAGCAGCTATTGGAGCAGACGGTTTGTTTGATGGTCTTTTAACTAAGATACTTTATAACGATTCTAGACCTACTCACGTAGCAGGATTAGGAGAAAGAATTAAAGTAGCAGGAATAACAATTACAAGTGCTAATATTAAAGCTGAGTACGACAAGCTTTATGCTGCGATTCCAGCAGTTGTTTTAGAGAACGGAGAGCAACCAACAATTTACGCTCCTTATTCTCATAAACAATTAATCACTATTTTTAATAACAACGTAGCTAATTTTAAAGATGCTTTTGCTGTTAGCGGTGATACTTATGGGTTCAACGGATTAACAATTGAGTTTGTACCGATTCCTGAGAACGTACTTTTATGTGCTAAGAAAGAACATTTATTCTGGGTGACTGACTTAATGAGTGATATTAACATATTGAAGATGGATAAAATTGCAAACAACAGAGAGGATTATTTCTTGAAGTCTGCAATGTCAGAAGGAGCACACGTAGCAAATCAGAAGTATAACGTTTTATACGTAGGATAGAAATTAACATAAGGGTGTTATAACAATTGACACCCTTTTTAAAAACCTTATATAATATGCCTTGTAGTAGTGATATAACAGCAGGAAGAGATAGAGTTTGCAAGTCTAGTTTAGGAGGTAATTCTATTCTATACTTATACAACTTTGTTCCAGATCCTTTTACAGTTGTTGCAGGAGAAGCAACAGCAGTTAACGTATTGTTAACAACAGTATTTGCATTTGAATTGGAAGGGGACGGTAATACGTTAGTTGAAAATATGGTTTCAGACCGTAATACATCGACAACAGTAAACACACAGACCCTTACAGC